ACTCTTCTGGAGATACTTGACGTGTCTTCAGAGGAGCTACTAGACCGCTTCGAAGATCGTATTGACGAGCAGTATGACGAGCTAGTAGAGGAACTGTGTTATGACAGACAAGACCTATCCGATCAGTGAAGAGCAGTACAAAGAGTTCTGGGATGCTCTAAAGGAAGAACAAGACCCAGTAAACAAACCTGCACACTATGCAAACAAACAAATAGAAGTAATAGATTATATTGACGACACTGTACCAGACTGCTATAGTTTCTACTTTGGTAACGCACTGAAATACCTTAGCCGACATCTTAACAAAGGCAACCCAGTGCAAGACTTAGAGAAGTGTAAGTGGTACATTGACCGCATGATTGAGGATAATTAATGTTAGAAGATTTAGTAGTTGTATGGGCAAAAGATCGAGGGATTCTAGACCAAGGTACTATCGAGGGTCAGCTAAAGAAGCTCCAAGAGGAGATGGACGAGTTGAAGGAAGCTTGGGAGAAGGACGACCGAACAGAGTACGCAGACGCTATTGGGGACTGTGCAGTGGTTCTAATCATTCTCGCTGAGATGTACGGCTTAGACTACAAAGACTGCTTAGGGGCTGCTTATGGTGAGATTGTTACTCGTAAGGGCCGTATGATTGACGGTGTATTTGTGAAGGACGCTGAAGTATGATTATTGAAATATACGGCACTACCAACTGTGCCTTCTGTAAAGACGCTGTAGAGCTCTGTGAGGCTGCGAAGCTAGATTACAAGTACACAGCCCTAGATGTCTATCCAGAGGCTCTAGAGGCCTTAGAAGAGCGTATAGGACGTATCCGAACAGTACCGCAGATCTTTATTGACGGTGAGCACGTAGGAGGCTTCACTGATTTAAAAGAGGCTATGAAGAATGGTTAAGGTTGATTACAGTCGTAACGATGGCTTCAGTGAACAAGCACTGAGCCTTCTAAAAGACTACTACTGCAAGACTAACGAAGACCCTCAAGATGCCTTTGCACGAGCTGCAATGGCCTACTCAGAGGGCGACATGGAGTTTGCCCAAAGGATTTATGATTACGCTAGTAAGCGTTGGTTTATGTTTTCTAGCCCAGTACTGTCTAATGCTCCTAGCAGTGGCGAGGCAGTCAAAGGTCTACCTATTAGCTGCTTCCTTACTTATGTGCCTGATGATCTACATGGCCTTATAGAGCACAATGCAGAGGTAGCGTGGCTTAGTGTCAAAGGTGGCGGTGTAGGAGGTCACTGGAGCGATGTCCGAGGCATCTCAGACAAGAGCCCAGGTCCTATACCATTCATGAAGGTTGTTGATAGTCAAATGACTGCGTACAAGCAAGGCAAGACCCGTAAGGGTAGCTATGCAGCCTACATTGACATTGACCATCCAGACATCATAGAGTTTATGAACTTCAAGCTACCAACAGGTGGCGACAGTAACCGCAAGTGTTTTAACTTGTTCAACGCAGTGAATGTCACTGATAAGTTTATGGAGGCTGTAGAGAATGCGACTACGTGGGAACTCATTGATCCAGCAGACGGAGCTGTTAGAGAAGTTGTGGAAGCTAGACGACTATGGGAGCGACTACTTGAAGCTCGTTCGAGGACTGGAAGCCCTTATATTAACTTCATCGACACAGCACAAAGAGGACTTAACAAACGACAGCAAGAGCTTGGACTCAAAGTTAGAGGAAGCAACCTTTGCAATGAAATCCACCTTGCAACAGATGAACAACGTACTGCGGTATGTTGCCTCAGTTCAGTCAACCTAGAGAAGTATCATGAATGGAAGGATTCTAAGATGATCGCAGACCTTGTGCGCTTCTTAGACAATGTGTTATCCTTCTTCATTGAACACGCACCGAGCGAACTAAGCAAAGCAGCCTACTCAGCTCAAATGGAACGTAGTATTGGTATTGGTGCTATGGGCTTCGCAGGTCTATTACAGCAACACGAATACGCTTGGGGCGACTTAGGCGCTAAACTGCTCAATGAACGCATCTTTAGGGATATGAATGAACAGGCTAAGAAGGCTACGAAGTTACTGGCACAGCAGAAGGGAGAAGCTCCCGACTTGGCTGGTACAGGCGATCGTAATGCTCATCTGTTTGCCATTGCCCCTAATGCTAACAGTAGTATTATCTGCGGTTGTACAGCATCTATTGAGCCTCTTAAGTCTAACGCCTTCACCCATCGCACACGTGCTGGGGCTCACTTGATTAAGAACAAGTACTTGGAGAGACGTTTAGAGTCACTAGGCATGAACGATGAGAAGACGTGGAAGTCCATCATTAACAATGCAGGGTCTGTTCAGCATTTGGATATACCTGAAGAAGATAAGGAGATCTTCAAGACTGCATTCGAGATCGACCAAGCCTATGTAATCGACCATGCTGCAGAGCGTCAGCCATACATTTGTCAGGGCCAGAGTGTCAACCTCTTCTTCCCTGCAGGTGTTCCACGGTCATACGTCAATGCAGTGCATCTAAGGGCTTGGAAGACTGGCCTGAAGGGCTTGTACTACATGCGATCTACTGCTGCTGTAGAAGCTGATAAGGTAGGTGTAGCGCTTGAGCGAAATGCCCTTAAGGACGCAGACGAGTGCCTTTCGTGCCATGGGTAGTGTATGAGTACAGGATATAAATACGTCAGAGTAGACGGTAAACTACAAAGGGAGCATCGTTATATATGGGAGAAGCACTTCGGTGCTATCCCTGACGGTGTTCAAATAGATCATATAAACGGAGACCGTGCAGACAATCGCATCGAGAACTTGCGCCTAGCTACTCCAGCTCAGAACGCACAAAACAGATTAGGAGCTAATAAGACTAACAAGTTAGGAGTAAAAGGTGTTCAACAATTGCCAAGCGGTAAGTATCGTGTTAGAATATATGCAGAAGGGAAGGATAGGCACTTAGGTACTTACAAAGAGCTAGAGCTTGCTGAACTTATATCTAACGAAGCACGAGTTAAATATTTTGGAGAATTTGCTTGAAGGTAGAATTAATAGATAGCGCTGGTGGTGATCTATCAGTTGTGAATAGTGCCCGTGTTAGCTTCGGTAAAGCTAAAGAGGAGTTAGATGAGAATGACAAGAAACTCATTGAATATTTGGTTAAACATCGCCACGATACTCCGCTGCGACATAACTTTATTCAGCTTCGCTGCTCTGTGCCTCTATTCCTTGCCCGTCAGCTAATGAAGCACCAAGCAGGTCTAACGTGGAACGAAGAGAGCAAACGATACGTAGATGATATACCTGCAATCTTCTACCCTGATGAGTGGCGTGAGCGTCCTGAGAAGAGCATCAAGCAAGGCTCAGGTAAACGACACAAGTACACCCCACGGTGGTCTAGGTTCTATGAAGCCCATATGCAGGAATCACTAGATATGTATCGTGATATGATTCGTGATGGTATTGCACCAGAGATGGCACGAATGGTGCTACCACAGAGCATGATGGTTAACTTCATCTGGTCTGGTAATCTACTAGCGTTCTATCATGTGTGGAATCTACGTAGCGGTGAAGGGGCTCAAGAGGAAGCTCAGTTGTTTGCGGAGTTACTGAAGGAAGCTATTGAACCCGCCTTCCCTATTTCTTGGAAGGCTTTGGAGACACGGTGAGCCTATAAGGTGCAGAATACTACCCATTATGGCACAATATGACACATTATGTGCAGAAATAGTGTCACTATGATATAGTTTAAGAATTGCGTCAGGGTACATGGCAACATGAACGCACACTACCTGAACCCTTTGGGAACACCAGTGCTTAACCGCCAACCAAAGATTAAGGTCAAGTCCGTGACGGTAAAGGTGTTACCCGAACCCACCAAGCCTAGAACTCTGGGTAACTGGAAGTGCTGGACTAGGTAACTGGTCGATGCTCAAATCGTGTGGGGCTTCCTGAGCAAGAACTAAAACTGCTCACCTTTTATATAAACTCGGTACTTTTCTGCCACAGATTGAGCCGATAAGGTAATTGTAGTTACCATAAGTCTACACCAATGACACATTAAAGTGTCATTATAGTTTACTTTAGTTAGCTTAACGGTAGTTAGACTACCTAAATAATCGAGGAAGAGTGATGATTAGCTACAGAGATATGACATTCTGCATAGCCGCTTGTGCTAACAGAGAATGTCCACGTAAGTACAGTGAAGATGTACGCAATGGGGCTGTTGAGTCTGACTTGCCAGTATCGCTAGCTGACTTGTCTGGGCCATGCTTTGCTCATGTACCGTTAAAGGAGAAGAGTGATGACTGATGATGAAGCAGATTGGATTAGTATTGCAGCTGGGTACTTACCTGAAGGGTATGTCATTGTACCTGTAGAGCCTACAGAATCAATGATCAATGCAGGGTGGCTTGAGTGTGAAGATCCTAGAGCCATAGTGATGGATGTATACAAAGCCATGATACAAGCAGCACAGGAGGAAGAGTAATGAAGATCATTGACGAACTAGAACATGAAGACGGTAGCGCAACCTACACCTTCGACCTAACAGAACAAGAACGTATCATCATGACACAGCAAGGTATCCTCTGGTCTATCATTGCAGGTGCTACTGGGGTCACGCCTGAGCAAGTGTTTAAGGATTACATGGAGAAGAAGGATGACATTTGAAGAATGGCTTAAGAGTACAAGAGGAGCTGTTGGCTCAGAGATTCCAGAGTACATGGCTAAGTGGGCATGGGAAGCTGGCATACAAGAAGGTATAGATCGTATATACACACTGTACGACATCTGTCCTCAATGTAGGTTGCCAAATGGTCAACACAAGATGGACTGTAGTCGTGGGTAAGTTCTACTGGAAGCTGAAGGCTGGTGGAGCATTCAAGCCTATGAAGTATCAGATAACTCACATTGTATGTAATCTGAAACGCAATAGACACAAACTAGTCTCCAAGAGGCTAACAACATACCCTAGCAATCGTTGGGGTCATGGATACTGGAGTAACAAATGGAAATAACAAAAGAGATGCTAGATCGACACAACAAAGGTCAACAGGCTGCACAGGACGTTGTAGCTGCTTTGGATGGTCTAACGATCATTGAAGCCGTTGGTGTGCTTGAGTTGGTCAAACAAGGTATGTTAAAGTATGCAGATCAAGATTACGACCTAGACGTTGGAGGAGTCCACTAATGGAAGCTAAGATAGATAAACTACAAACACAAGTGTACCTCCTAACTATTGCACAAGCTATATTGATCACATCAATGCTTCTAGAGGTACTACTATAATGTCACTATTAGATCAGAACACCGCCTACAAACCTTTTACTTATCCTTGGGCTGTAAACTTTGCCATTGACCATGAACGAATTCATTGGGGCGAATGGGAAGCCAAGCTACAAGACGATGTAACACAATGGAAATCAGGGAAGCTAAGTGAGTCAGAGAAGAACCACATCACCCAAATCCTGCGACTCTTCACCCAAACGGATGTTGCAGTTGGAACTAACTATATCGAAAATTATCTACCAAAATTCAAGAATAACGAAATACGTGCAATGCTTAGTAGCTTTGTCAACCGTGAGTTTGTTCATCAGCGCTCTTATGCTCTACTTAACGATACGTTAGGTTTACCAGAGGACGAGTTCAGCGCCTTTACAGAAGTACAGGCTATGCAGGACAAGTTAGACTTCATGGCTGATATGGACGTACACAGTCACAGCGGGCTGGCATTGGCTGTAGCACGGTCTGTTCTGAACGAAGGTATGAGCCTCTTCAGTGCCTTTGCAATGCTGTTGAACTATCAGCGCTTTGGTAAGATGAAGGGTATGTGTGAGATTGTAGAGTGGAGTATACGTGATGAGTCTATGCACTGTGAAGGCATGGCTAAACTATTTAGACAGTTCTGTGAGGAGCATCCTCGCATTGTTACTGACGAGTTCAAGGCAGCTATCTACCAGATGTTTAGGGATGCTATCAAACTTGAAGACAAAGTTATTGACATTGCTTTTGAGCTTGGAGATGTGGAAGGTCTTACTGCTAAGGAAGTCAAACAGTACATCCGATACATTGCAGACCGAAGACTAATTCAGCTTGGATTGAAGGCTAACTGGAAGGTTAAAGAGAACCCTCTAGAATGGCTCGATTGGATCATCAATGGGGATAGCTTTAAGAACTTCTTTGAAGGCACTGTAACTGATTACAGTTCAGATAACATGACAGGGGATTGGTGGAATGACAGCGATCAACAAGGTAATGCTGCGTAATGGCTTCGGAGTCGATATAGAATCTGTCAACGACCTGCCTCTATGGGCTTGGTTTGACGGTGCAGACCCTTATACAGAACATCCTGATATTGGCGTATTTGAAGGGTTTGTTATTAACTTGCCCTTCATCAAGATACTAGTAGGCAAACTGGTGTAGGTCTCGATAGAGACTATTTAGCCCCTATAGAGTTTCGTAGCTCTATAGGGGCTTTTTTTACATCTATGGGAAGCGGTTGCCCATAGCCTCTGCTTGCTCTGCTTCAGCTGTCTGTAGAGCTGTAGCTTCCACTACTTCTTCAAACATGCCGTAGTTTACGAGCAGATCATTGATAGCTATAGCGAGCTTATCAGCTGTGTTGAACTTCGGATTGTTAGTAGCTGCCAAGAGCTTATTAACCAACTTAGGGTTAGTAGAGACACGGGCTGCCACGTTAGGAAGACCAAACACAGCCGCTGCAGTAACAAGTCCAGAGCCACTAGCATCGAAGATACCAAAACCAGCTGCTGCTTCGAGACCTCGTATTACTAGAGACCCTGCAGGGCTTTGAGGCTTCTTAGACACGTCATGTGCAAGGTTCAGGAAGCGTTTTAGAGCTACTGCCTTATCCTTGCCTAGAACTACCTCAGCTCTCTGTAGCTTCTTAGGATCATCGAGCTGACGTGCAATACGTGCAAAATGCTCAGGCTGAATAATCTCATCGCCTTGTGTCTTCAAGAGACCTGTAACGTAACCGTCACGGATCATCTCAACAGCTTCATCAGCAGTCTTAACACTTAGGCCATCAGCAACCTCTTTAGGCATCTGAGCATACGCAGCTCTGACACTTGTTATAGCCTTCTTGACAGATTCTAAGTTATTAGCTTCTGTCAGTAGAGTGCCAAGAGGTTTGAAGTTACCTTTCTTGCCTGCCTGCTGTACAGCGTTCTTATTTAGCTCTGGTAAGATATTACCGATGCCTTCAGCGTACAAGTCCTTAGCGTTCTTATACAGTGCGCCAGCAGTCTTATCAACACCAGTTAGCTGTGAAGCTACAGAGTCTCTAAACTCTTTAGAGAACTGTGCAAGCTGATAAGAAGCTACAGGATTGTAGTTAGGGTTGTTAAAGTCTCCTAACGTATCAATCATCCTATTCATCTTCTGCTCAAAAGAGATCAGATCCATTGCTGGAGTCTGTTTCTTAAGTAATAGAGCATCAGTACCACGGCTAGATAGCTTTGACAGCTCCTCCATACGATCTTTAATGAACGCTAGAGTGCTGTCGTCTAACTCACTCCCATAAGTACGTTTGAAGCCATCGATGAACGAAGACATCTTGTTTACAACTGCACCAGTCTCTACAGACTTGCCAGCCAACTTAGTCCCAACATCGTCTAGAGTCTTCGCATATGTAGCACCTAGAGCTTGTTTGCCCTGTGTGATGACAGTGTTCACAGCCTGTCCGATCTCTTCCGAGGTCATTTGAGATCCTACAGAGCCATTGAATAGCTTGTCTAGTTCTGCGTTGACTACTAACTCTAAACGCTCCTTACGTGCGTTCATTATAGGAGCGCCGCCTAGAGTATCACGAGACAGCCCATCAATGAAGTTAGCTACGCCACTGTTAGAGCCTACCTCAGCAGGTGTCAGTGTTTCACCATAACGATTGAGCGTAGTCTGCGTTTGAGCTATAGAGGCTTCACCACCTGCTTTAGGTGCTTGCTTTGACTTAGCGGCAATCTCTGCAACAACTTCAGCAGGTGCTTTACCAGCTTTGAAGCCTTGGTACAGAGCCTTCATAACCTTGCCAGTGCCTAGCGTAGCTACGTCAATAAGGCCACTAGTAACTGCAGAGTTAAGGGCATTGGAGTAGTCTGGAGGAAGGTCTGCGTAGACATCTTCGTAGACTTCGCCACCAAACGTGCCTATCATGCCGCCAATAACGCCCCCTACAGGGCCGCCTAGCATTGTACCAGTAACTGCACCGCCTACACCGCCTGCAATAGCTGCGTTGCTCTGTACAGCGTCTGATACGCCTTGTGCTGCTTCTTCGCCATAGCCAGCCAACTTACGCATATCGCCCATGAAGTCCCATTCCTGCTCTTTAACAGGAGCTGATACAGGCTGTGGTGTCTGTGCAGGCTGTGCTGTCTGTGCAGGCTCGTCTTCTGGGAAGTTAGCATCTAAGTAGTTCGCTAACTCATTGACAGCAGCAATATCACCAGCCTCGTAAGCCTTCTGCAAGCCTTGGATCAACTGTTCCTTTGTTGGCTGCATACTATTCTCCTTGTGGTAGGTATTTCAGAGCGTTAGGCGCTAGAGCTGGCTGCTCAGACTTCTTAGCTTCTGAAGGAGCTTGGTAGCCTGCAGCCTGTTTAGCAGCCGCCCAAGCAGCATCTGGTTCGAACCCAATAATACTGTTGTTGTCTGCAATGTGCTTGTTGTAGGCTTTGTAGTATTCTTTAGATACATTAGCCAGACGCATTACCTTAGTAAGCCACTCAGTCCATTCAGCCGAACTAGCGTTGTCAGGTGGTACAGTCTTTAGAGCCTGTTCCATATCCTTATCTGTAGCAGGTCCGGGAGGGAGAAATCCTAGAGCCTCACGAAGAGCTGCAGCAGAGGTAGCTGTTTTGATTGCAGAGACTTTGTTACGTAGACCTGCCTTGTCCTTTAGAGCTGCTTCAATAGTAGCTCCAGAGCCTCCAGAGAATGGGGTAGCTGCTAAGTCATCCAAGATTTCATTGTAGCTAAGAGTGTTAGCGTTAATGTCTTTGATGCCGTCAGAGTTAGCTTTGTACTGCTTAGTCGTTGTAGCATCTGATTTAGGTAGAGGCTGTAGACGCTTTTCACCAATGACTTCACCAGTAGTAGGGTCTTGGAAGTACTTATAAATACGCCCGTCTTCGCCAACTTCTTCTACTTCGACACCTTTAGAGCCTTCGTTAGGGCCAGAGATGAAGATGCCTTTTTCACGGTCAAAGATGTTCTTACCAACAGGTACGTAGCGTTCACCACCCTGTTTAGCTGTAGCGGCTACTCGCATTTCCTCAAACGCACCACGAGCTTGCTCACCAAAGCCTGCTTTAGCCAGTGCAGCTCCTAACTGTCGGTAGTACTCTACCATGTCGCCGTCTTCTGGCATAGCTACAGAAGCTGTGACGTCATCAATAGCCTCTGCCTGCTCTCGGTCAGATACTTCGTAGCCAAACCGTGTAGTAGCTCGTTGTTCCTGAGCAGCTGCACGAGCATCTTGAGCGTCTGTCCTAGCAATACGTTTACCTTCAGCAAGTACTTTGTTTGCCGCATCAGGGAAGCCAGCCTTACGTAGTGCTTCTGCGCCACGTTGGATTGATGCAGGGTCATTGAAGTCGATGCTAGAGTACAGTGCTTTAGCTTGATCTGCTTGACGCTCTGTAGTTGTACGGGTGTCAGCGCCTGTTACGTTACCGATGTTAGTACGGAGTCTACGTGCACGTTCTGGAGCAAACAAAGTAGCTGCAGAGCCTTGCTGTAGCTGTTCACCTAATGCACGATCAGCAGCTAGTCTGCCTGCTTCGTTTGACATTGGTCCTAACATGTCTCCGAACATGCTTTGAATTGATAGTGGATCAGCCATATAGCCTCCTAGAAGATTCGGTTGTAAAGGTCTTCAAGACCACTAGAGACTGCACTGCCTACCATGTCCCCAAGAGTACCTTGGTTAGAAGCAGAACCTGCTGCAGCCACTGTAGGTGCAAACATACCTGCTAGGCTGTTCATGTAAGTCTGGTATAGGTTAGAAGCCTCACGCTCTCCGCCAAGCTGTGCAGTCAATACAGGAGTAATAGCACTCTGTAGGGCTTCAGAGCCACTTAGACGACCAGAACCAACAACCTGTTGAATAGGTGTAGCTGCCTGTAGTGCCGCTAGTTGCTGTGCTTGAGGTTGGTAAGCCTGACTAGTCAATGTACCTAGCAAGCCCTGCTGTGCCTGTAGCTCGTTAGCTGCTGCAGTCTGTGCAGTTAGGAAGTCCTTAGACTGTTGCTCAAGTAGTGCTTGCTGACGTGCAAACTCTTCAGGGCTACCACCGCCATATAGAGCACTACCTAGACCTAGACGACCCTGTGCAGCCATCTGCTGCTGTAGTAGAGCTTGTTGACGATCAATCTCAGGCTGACGTGCAGCTTGTAGGCGATTGTAGATGTCTTGCTCTCTAGCACCAGTACCAGTAAGAAGACCTCCTAGAACACTCTCAGCGCCTGTTAGAGCCTGCTGTGTCATTGCCTCTTGCTGTTGACTAGGAGTAAGGCTAATGTCGCCCTGAGCGCCTACAGAGACGCTTCCTAGTGCTGGTGAAGAGGTAATAGTGAATGGAGTAAATGCTGCAGACTCTTTAGCCTGTTGAGCAATGTCCTGTGCAGTCGCTAGAGCTTGTGGGCCTAACGAACGTGCTTGGTCCATAGCCTCGTTAGTGGCTGCTAGATCAATACCAGAGCTAATAGCACTAGCAATGTTAGAACCACTAAATAGATTACCTAGCCAGCTACTGCTAGCAGCATTAGCAGCGTTAGCTACGTCGCCTGCTGTATAGTAACTGCCATCAGTAGGGGTCTGCATCAGCTGGTCATACATCTCGCTGAATGTTGCCATTAGTAAGTGCCTCCGTCAATAGTACCAACAGTGGCTGTACCAGTTACTTCTAGTGTTGGCATAGTTACAGTGCCTGTGAAGGTCGGTGAAGCTGTGTCGGACTTTGTAGCCACTGCTACTTGAATGTTATTAAACTCACTGTCAATCTCACCACCTTTGATGATCTTAGCAGGGTTGCCTGATTGCAGTGTATCTTTAACTGCGAAGTTAGTTGTCTTTGAATAGTTACTCATTAGATTGTCCGTCCTACGATAGCCTGTGCTGTTAGTCGCTGTATAGAAACTGGTGAACCATCAATTGTAGCTTCAACACCTAGCTGAACTACTTGACCTCCACCCGAAGCGTTTACTGTTGGGCGGTTTACCAACACACCAGCGTTGAACTCACCTTCGTTGTATTCTGCAATATTGTATTCTGCTATGACCTGTGTACTAAGCGTGAACTTCTTCTTCTTATACGCATAGCTGTAATCATAGCCCCAGTTTAGTGTTACGTCTGTAGCAGACCCACCAATGACTGTAATCTTTAGGTTCTTTAGAAGTTTAAGGTTACTTGGAGCACCAAAGTCAATGTAGTTGGTGAAGTAGCTGAGATAGTAAGGTAATCCGTTATCACTAAAGCCATCATAAATACCTATACCATTCTCCATACCGAAGTACAGTTTACCATCACGTGTACGTAGCATAGCTTGTATGTACAAGGCTGTCCAAGTAGTGGTACGGTATGCTCCGTTCTCTAAAGGTGCTCGTGTGTCAAAACAGTACACAATGTTAGAGCTAGGTAGGAACAGTAGATAGAAGGCTTCTTCAGGACTGTACACACTAACCATGTGTTCTGACTCTGCTTGTACGAATGGGTTCAAAGAACTACGTACATTCTTAGACAAGTCAGTCATTGGGTTAGACTTCTCTTGAATGGTACGCTGTAGGCTTCGTAGCCCAGTGTCACTCAAGAAGATCAAGTCAGTACCTGTGGTCTGAATAGAGTCTCGTGCAATACAGCCAACACCTACGATAGTGTCTGCTAGTTTCATTGTAGCAGGGTCTTCAATGCCTCCATAGACAATGATTTGACGCTTACCGAAGATGAACAAGAGTCCGTTGTGGGAAGCCATAGCAACAATAGTGTCACTACCATCAGGCCATAC